TGTTGATGATGATCTTGTTACAAGTAATGCTCGTAAGTTGCACTAAGGATCTACAACCTAATCCGTATACGACAATATTAAAACAAATGATGAAAGGAAAAAAATGAAATATAATAAACTAATTAAGATTTGCGAAGAATATAATTTAAGAGAATCAGATGTTATTGATTGTGTTAAAAAATACATTAAGATAGGTACAAGAACACAGTTTTTATTAGATAGATTTGATCTTTATGCAAAAGAAAGGATTAAACAAAAACAAAAAGACTTTCATCTTGTTTGGGGTTCAAAAATTGAGGCAGCTAGACAAGTTGTTAAGTCTGATACTTATGAAATTATTTATAAAAAATATGCAATAAATAATAAAAGTAATTGCGTATTTTTATTAAACAAACTTATTGCAGATAATAGACAAGATGAAAGATTATTACAGTCTTTTAAAAATAATGGAGAAAAGGAGATAATATGAACAGTAATTACCATTTAGATACAGCTTACATTGCTGGACTCTTTGATGGCGAAGGTAGCCTTACTTACGCTAAGTACAAAGAGAAGAAAAAATCTGGTACGTATGACTGTAGACGTATTAGTATGGAAATATCTATGACTGATAAAGATGTTATAGAACTTGTACATGAGACGTTAATGGTTGGTACCGTTAGACCTAAGAAGGTGCCTACGGGAATGAAACCACAATGGAGATGGAGATGTACATTTAGAGATTGTCTAGCAGTCTGTAAAAAATTATGGCCTTATGCTATAGTTAAACTACATAAAATAGAACAAGTGATAGATCACTATGAACCAGATATACAAGGTTTAGATGATAATATAGTAGATTTAAATCATTATAAATTTTGGAATAAGGATAAAAATGTTTGATAGAATAATATATTTAATATTGGAGCGAATAAACCACTACTCGACAGCTTTGACATCATGGTCATGGCAGAAACTGTGGTCTAATAAAAAGGAAGGTTATGGCTATAAAAAAAGAAAAATACGACGGGAAAAGTAGACCTAGTAACAAGGCTTACGAAGAGAGTTGGAACAGGATCTTTGGTAAAAAACAGATTGATGAGTTAGCTGAGTCTTATAAACAATCTAGACGTAATAAAAAAGAACGAGATAATAAAAATGATAACGGATAAAGACGCAAAACAAATGCATCAACTGTTTGATAAACTGGAGAAAAAAATGGATAAAGGTATAAAACATAACACTAAGTATAAATATTTAACCGGTAAACAAATTACCGATGAGTCTACGGGTAAAAGACTCTATGATGTAGGAGGTTTTAGATTGCCTTCGGTGACTACTATCTTGTCTCAAACTAAAGACACAAGTTTCTTGACTAAATGGAAAGCTAGAGTGGGCGAAGCGGAAGCTGAACGAATAAAAAATGTATCTAGTAAGCGTGGTACTTTTATGCACACGTATCTTGAAAAATATATTCTAGGTGTAGGCTACGAGGATTTAACACCCTTGGGTCAAGCAGCACGGCCCATGGCCCAAAAGATTATAGAGATTGGTCTTGCTCCAGTAGACGAGTATTACGGATCAGAGATCACGCTCCACTATCCAGGGCTCTATGCGGGCAGTGCAGACTTAGTATGTAGTCATAATGGTAGAGAGACTATTGTAGATTTTAAACAAGCTAACAAACCTAAAAACAAAGACTGGATTGAAGATTACTATTTGCAATGTAGTATGTATGCAATGGCCCATGACTATGTCTATGGCAGTAAGATTGATCAACTTGTAATTATGGTATGTACACCAGATTTATATTATCAAGAATTTAAAGCAGAAGGTTTGGAATTTAAAAAATACAAAGAAAAAGCTTTGAAAAGAATAAACATGTACTACGAATTAATTAGAGAACCAAATGTGGCAATTAAGGCAGAAGACTTTCAATAGTGGCAATATGAACACAATCCTGACACAATTTAGCCACAATATGTCGACACTTAGGGTGTCGATAGGGTGTCGACAGGGTGTCGACAGGTGTCGACATTTGGCCCTAGATAAGAATGATTCTAAACTATCCGCGTCAAAACGTAACAATTTTAAGGGTAAAGTGCGACAGTTTGTCAGATTTGTCGACACCTTCGACACCTTGTCGACACCCTGCCGACACCCTTATCGACACCCCCAAAGAGCCTTATTAATCAATAGTATCAATGCTTATAGGAGACCTCAGTCAATTGTCGACACCATTTCAGTTTTTTTTTAATTACAGCGCATAAAAAAATAATTTGCTATCTAGGTGTCGAAGTTTTAAAAGTGATTATGAAAAGAAGAAAGAAAAGTAAACATTTTAAAAAACCGTTGAAGCCTATTCCAGTTGAAGCACTGGGTTTGCCTAACAATGTTAGAATTGGTTACAAAGATGTTAAAATTAAATACGTTAGACCTGACTATAAAAAATGGGAAATGACAGATTGTTTTGGAGAGTATGATTACAGACAAAATATTATACAAGTACAACATGATTTATGTGGTCAAGAAATTGCCAACACATTGTTTCATGAAATAATGCATGCAGCAGTACAAGTCTCCGGATTAAACCAAGAGAAAGCACCACTAGAAAAACCAGAATTTGAAGAAGCTGTTGTTAATCAGCTGACTAATGTAATGATGGGTGTATTTAGAGATAATGCGTGGATGGTGGATATGCTTAAAGATCAGTTAGAAGAAACTGATCATGACTAATTAATTTTTTTAGGTTCAATAGATGTCTGCTCTTCTTCCTCTTCTTGACTCTGACCTTCAACGGATTTCATATTCAACAAAGGTTCGTAGTCAGTTAATATCTGCTTCATTTTTGCTTCTAATTGCTCCTCTGTTAGTTCTTCTAATTGTCCATGTTTTATTATTTTTCTGTCTATATATAACCCTGCTGCTTTTCCTCGGTTCGTTTCAGCATTTACTGCACTTGAGAAACTTCCTTTTGCGAGAGCCAACTGTTTAATTCTATCTAACTCAGCTACATGTTTTTCATAAGTAACTTCATGTTTTCTTAATCGTTCTTCTCTTAAATTTCCTATGTAAGCTACAACTAATGGTGAGTGTCTAGGATTCATTAATTCAGATCCTTCTACTCTAGCACGTTTAGGACTGTAGCCCGCCAGCGTTGCTGCTTCAGATTGTGAGACTGGACCATCGGCTGACCCAAATACCATGTACTCAGCAAATCGTTTTTGCATTTCTGTTAATCTTTTTGGAACTCCCATGTTGACAATTTAAGGTAACTATCCTATAAAGTCAATATGAAAGATGAAGATAAAACATATGAAGATAGAGGAGCGTTAGATTTAACGTATCTTATTGAAGAACACAAAAAAGAAATCTGGGAATACAAGCAAAAAGAATCTGATTGGATTAAAACAGATAATATATTGCAAGGTTCAAAGAAAATAATTAATGAGTTAAGTACTAAACTTTTAGAGCAAGTTAGAGTTGTATCTAATCTTAATTATAGAATTGTTGAATTAGAAAAACAACTTGAGAAAAAAAACAAATGAGAGTAAGAGATCTACAAGAATTTTTATCTACATTTACTGCCAAAGACAAGAGCACTAACAAGCAAGGTAATGCAATTAGTGATGCAGTTATATTTGTAGAGATCAATGGATATTTAGAAGAGATTAGAAAAATGGAAGTGTACGAGAACAATCAAGTTATATTTGGTGAAAAGAAAAACCACCATTCACACCGTTTAGTCATGAAAACAAAAAAAGAACAAAAGATAATTTTACCAGATAAACTACGTTCACCACTACCATAATGGATGATGGTGTTACTTCGAAAAACTCATGGGTCCAGAGGCTAAATTATACCAAAAAGTTAAGAAGAATTTTAAAGAATTTTCTCTTATTAGACTTGAAAATCTTAGCTTACTTGGGACTCCTGATCTATTGGTCAGTAATAATTCTGGGCACTTTTTCACAATAGAATTAAAAGTAACAAAAGGTAAAAAATTACGTTTCAGTCCACATCAAATAGCCTTCCATTTAAGGCATCCAAAGAATACATTTATCATCACCGAGGCCCTCGGTCCGAGTACCTCTAAAACTTGTTCAATATCCATGTTCCGTGGTTCTAGAATCAGGGAGCTTGTCGCTTGCGGCTTGGAGCTTGAAGCTTGCTGCTTGGGGCTTGACGCTTGCCGCTTGATGCTCGAAAAGCTTGGCGCTTGAGGCTTGTTGCTTGAAGCTTGGAGCCTGATCCTTGGTCTTTGAATCATGGCGCACGCACCAGCCGGTGCCGTTCTTAAAAAAATCCATGCTAGTGTTTACCATAACTAATATTTGGAATCTCTTTATTCCAGCAAGCGCGGCAATCTAAACATTTTCCGCCCTGGCTGCCTGATGGGCAGGTCTCGGATCCATCGGT